GAGTATAGGAAAAATGGCAATAAAATAATAGTTTGCCCAAATGAAGCACAAGGTAACTTATGCAGGGTTAGAAATTGGATATTAGACAACCTTTTTGAAGATTACGATTGCATTGTGATAATTGATGACGATTGCAGAGGGATAGGCAGATGGCAAAAACAGAACCAATTAAATATGGATTCAAAAGAATTACAAGAGTTCTGCGAAAGAAGTGCTGATACCTGTAAAGAATATGGATTTAAATTTTGGGGATTGAATTGCATAATGGATAAAGGAGCATACAGAGAATATTCGCCCTTTGGAACTTTGCAATATATTGGAGGACCTTTTCAGGCACATTTAAAAGAAAGCGAAATCCGATATGATGAAAATTTACCATTAAAAGAAGATTACGATATAACGTTGCAACATATTAAAAAATATGGTGGAGCATTAAGATTTAATTTTGCTCATTATGATGTTAAACAAGCAGAACAAGAGGGTGGTTGTGCTACGTACAGAAATTTAGATTTTGAAAAGGAACAGTTTGCAGATTTGCAAAAGAAATGGGGCAAGGATATTATCAAAAGAGACAAAGGAAGTAAGCGAAGTTTTGACTTCAATCCAATAATGAAAGTACCAATAAAAGGAATGTAACTATGGACGAAAGTAGACACATAAAAAAGGAATCACTATTAAAAGCACTTGAACAAAGTTTAGGAGTTGTCACGGTAGCTTGTAAGAAAGCAAACATACCAAGAAGCACGTATTATAAATGGCTAAAAGAAGATGAAGCGTTCGCTATTAAAGTTAAAGATATAGAGAATGTGGCTTTAGATTTTGCAGAATCGCAATTACATAAGCAGATTGGAGACCAAAATACAAGTGCCACTATATTCTATTTAAAAACAAAAGGAAAAAACAGGGGCTATGTTGAACGTCAAGAAATAACAGGAGCAGATGGTATGCCTACTAACTTTCAAATTGAAATAATTGACTCATTATCGATAAAGACTAATATAGTTTACAGACATTTATTAAACAACAAAAAGAAAATTGTAGTTGAACAGGGCGGAACTAGGTCAGGTAAAACATACAATATACTTCTTTGGATTATATTTGAATATTGTACTAAGAACAATAGTAAGGTTATTACTATATGTAGAAAATCATTTCCTAGTTTAAGGGCTACCGTGTTAAGGGATTTTATAACAATACTGCAATCACATAAATGTTATTCTGAAAAGTTTCATAACAAATCTAATTCTGAATATCATCTGTTTGGTAACCTTATTGAATTTATTAGCTTAGACCAACCTCAAAAGATTAGAGGACGTAAAAGAGATTTACTTTTTATAAATGAAGGTAACGAGTTATATTTCGAAGATTGGCAACAATTAGTTTTTAGAACTCAGGAAAAGATTATTTTAGATTTTAATCCATCGGATGAATACCATTGGATTTATGACAAAGTACTTACACGAGAAGATTGTGCTTTTTTTAAGACAACGTATTTGGATAATCCTTTTGTCGAGGAATCAATAAAAAAAGAAATAGAACTTCTCAGGGATACGGATGAACAGTATTGGCAAATATATGGATTAGGAGAAAGGTCCGCGAGTCGCTCTACTATCTTTAATTATACAGAGGTTAATCATATACCTGCTGAAGCTAATCTAATCGCATACGGGATGGATTTCGGTTACACGAATGACCCTACAACGTTTGTCTCAGTCTATACGATGGGACACAATTTATATATCAAAGAACATCTATATAGAACTCAAATGACTACTAATGACATTAACGTGTTTCTAAGGGATGAAAAAATTGCATCTAACCCAATATATGCTGATAGTGCAGAACCTCGCTTAATCGCTGAGCTAAGAAGAATGGGGCATAATATTTTACCTTCATTAAAAGGTAAGGATTCAATTAATGCAGGAATTGATTTATTAAAGAGATATAAGATACATATTTTATCAGACTCTACAAATGCAATAGCGGAGTTTAGAAATTACAAATGGAGAGAAGATAAAAGCGGAATGCTAGTTAATGTTCCTGAAGATAAGAATAACCACATTATCGACCCAACTAGATATGCGACTTACTCTATTTTGTCACGACCTAATTTTGGTAGATACGCACTTCATTAAAAAAAAGTTATTAAATGCTTTGTTAATAAGATAATTAGTTGTATCTTTGAAATGTAGAAAGGAATTAACCTCTACAAAAAAACAGAACAAAATGGAAAAATTTAAAAGAGTAAAAACGTGGAAGGATGTTACTAATGAACCTAGGGTGGATAGTGTAGAGGTAACAAATGAAGAGGCTAAGTATTGGGTTTATCTAAAGTTCCCATATTATAACTGTATTACTCAATGTATGAGTTTACCTTGTAGAACTGTTGAGGAAGCGTGTTGGAATTTGAATGGTGATATTAAGAAAGCTACTATTTCAAAGGGTGGAAGGATGATTGAGATAGATGGTGATGATGAATAAAAGTTATTAAATGCTTTGTGGATAAAATAATTAGTTGTATCTTTGAGTATAATTAAAAAATATATTATGACATTAAAACAACAAGTAAATCAAAGTGGGTCAAAGCTACATAGTAAACATACTTTGTACGCTAGACATAGAGTAAGTGAAGAGATATATAGCGTTATAGATGTAACCGATGGTATGGCTACATTAAGAAGTGAATACAATGCTAAGGAAGTATCACCTATGAAATTAGATGATTTATACAATAACTATTTCGGAATACAAGAAGACCAAAATACATTTTCAATTTAACAATTAAAGAAAAACATTATGAAATTAAAGCAAATATTAAAGGACAAGAGAATAGGGAGTTATGATATAGAATGTTTCGGAGGAGATGTAGTGGATACATATTTATTTTATATAGAGAATGGTTACATATCTACTTGGGATAACGGAGGTACAATTTGTGATGAAAAACCATTTGGATATATTAGTGATTTATTAGAGGCTAAGGATGGGATAATTAAAGTTAAATAAATATGAAAGGAATAAAAAGAAAAATTATAGCTCAATTAGTAAAATTTAATATTAAACCATTTAAAACTGTTATTTTAAAAACAGGTGTAATATGTGAACATTATGCAAATGGTATTATAAAAGTTATTTAAAATGAAAATAATAATAACAATATTTGTATGGTATTTTATAGCAAGAGTTTTTATGTGGTTAGGACACAAGTATTACAATGATAAAGATGTTTTTTAAAATAAGTTATTAAATGCTTTGTTAATAAATAAATAAGTATTATCTTTGAGTATCAATAATTAAAAACAAAAAAGATGACAACTGAAAAATATAATTACTACGTAGATTTCTTAAACAAGAATATCGAGAATGCAAAGAAGGAAGAATGTATATTTAATATCACTAACAAAGAACAAGAATTAGCTTCATTCGTTTGGAGAAATAGAAACATAAATATATAAAAACAGACACAATGAAAAGATTAGAAGTAGTAAAGATTCAACAATAGGTAAAATACTATTAGGTAAAACTAGAGGAATAAATAATTGGTACGTCCGATACATATTAAATCAAAGAGATTTATTTATTTTAGAAACTAATTAAAACTAAATAACTATGGAGGAATGGTATGATAATTTAAATCCTATTGACAGAGAAGATAGCGAATGCAGAATGTGTGGGACTCCAATATATTCTGACAAAGAATTTTGTTCATCAACTTGTTATCACGATGATATGAATTAAAAGCTAACTTTGTTTTGTTCTGAAAAATGTGTCTATTTATAGGTGCATTTTTTTTGTTATATTTACTTTTATAAAAATCAAAATTTAATACGTTATATATATATATGAAAATAACAATTCCTACATCATTAAAAGACATAAACTTAAGACAGTACAAGAAGTTTTTAGGCATTAGTGATAATCTAAAAGAAAATGACAAATTTGTAAAAGCTAAACTAATTGAAATATTTTGCAATATTCCTTTGGAGCAGGTTATGAGGCTTAAATTAAAAGATTCAGAAGAAATTACAGAATCAATTTACAATATGTTTGAAGAAAAACCTGAACTTGTAAAGAATTTTAAATTAGATGGAGTTGAATATGGATTTCATCCAAAGTTAGATGATATGAGTTTAGGCGAATATATTGACCTTGACACTTTTATAGGTGATTGGGATAACATAGAAAAGGCAATGGCTGTTTTATACAGACCTATTGTTTCTAAATTTAAAAAGCAATATAATATTTCCGAATATGAGGTAGGTAAGGAAAAAAATATACTAGATATGCCTATGGATGCGGTTATGAGTTCTCTTTTTTTTTTGTGGAATTTAGGACTAGAATTGTCGACAATTATGACGAACTCTTTGGACAAGGGACAAACACAAGCCTTGACTCAGTATCTCAATTCTCAAGCAAATGGGGTTGGTATCAATCGCTTTACGGGCTCTCTAACGGCGATATTACAAGATTTGAAAGTATCACTCAATTAGGATTTCATCAATGTTTTATGATGTTATCATTTATGAAGGATAAAAGTGAAGTTGAAAATAAACAAATGAAAAAAAAATTTAATTAATGGCAAACCAAGGTGTAAGGGGTTTTTATCAATTAACAGAAACCATAAAAGAAGAACTTTTGAAAGATGTTAATATCAATACAGTTACAACAGGTGATATCTCAGATGTAAACCTAAATAAGCAAGATATGTTTCCACTAGGACATATTATAATTAATAATGTAATTGATGAAGAAAATATTTTAAATTTTAATATTAGCATTTTAGCTTGTGATATTGTTGACCAAAGTAAAGAACTAACGGTTGACAGGTTCGTTGGCAATAATAATGTTCAAGATATCCTTAACACACAATTAGCTGTCTTAAATCGTCTTATACAGCGTTTGAGGAAGGGAAGCCTACATACAGAGATGTATCAATTAAATGGAAATCCAAATTTATCACCTTTTTATGACAGATTCGAAAACCAATTAGCAGGATGGACAGCAACAATGGATGTACAGATTTATAATGACATTTATATTTGCTAAATGAAAAGCCCATTATTAGAACAAGTATTAAATAATTTTGCAACTGAAGTGGTTTCTCGTGCTAAGAAAAATTTAGTAGATGATAGGAAAAGCAGGGGTGATTTATATAATACTTTAAAATATGATGTTAGAGTTGAACCAAATGTTTTTTTAGTTGATTTTATAATGGAGCCTTATGGGATGTTTGTCGATAAAGGTGTGCAAGGTAAAACATCAACGTATCCCGAAACAATGACAGCTCAATCGGGTATGCTAAAAAAATTTAGATACGGAACGAATTCAGGACCTAAAGGAGGTTTAACAAGTGGTATTGAAGCTTGGCTTAATAAGAAACGTTTTCAATGGAGAGATAAAAAAGGTAAATTTTTAAGCTATGAAACTATGAGTTTTTTAATAGCTAGAAGCATTTACAATAAAGGTTTAAAAGCTAATATGTTTTTTAGTAAACCTTACGAAGAGTTATTAAAAGGATTAGATAAAAATATTGTAGACTCTTTCTTTTTAGACATAGAAAATGCAATCATATTAGGACAAAAAAAATAAAAAATGGCAAATATAGCATTAAGAAATCCACAATTTAAGTTTCATCAAAGTAATGAATCAGCAACTGTAAAAGTACAATTGCTTTTATTAATAGGTGGAACGTTAAGATATACAATAGAAAAATTTGGTGAAGATGGCTTTACTACAAACTTTGATATTTCAGAACTTGCTAGGGATTATTTAAACATTAGTTATTCAGCAACAGATTATTCGGATAGTATTGTAATTCAATCTAAGTTACAAGCACTTAATGCAGCAGGTGCATTGATTGGACCTATATCTACTTTTAATGATATAGGCTTAGAAGCTTATGGACTTTTTGAAGAATTAGCAAATCCAATTGTACCATTTGAAAATATCGGAACTGCAAGATGGCTATTAGCAGAGAATCCAAGTACAGGTTTATTTGAAATATTCACACCATTTAATGAAGCAGGTAAATTAGCTTATATGGAAGCAAACGGTAACATACAAACAGCTTCATATTCTACAACAGCTACAACAATATCACAAGGAGGAAGTACATTAAAAATAAATAGAATAAATTGTACTAAATACGGAATAGGAAATAAGTTGTGGTTTATAAATAAATATGGTGTACAGCAAGAATTATGGTTTTTTTTAAAAACAGAAACAAGTGTTAAAAGAACTAATGAAAATTATAAATCCAATACATTAAATAATAATGACGCTACGGGTGATGATTATTCTTTAACGAATGCACCAAGAAAATTATTTAATACACAAGCTAAAAGAATTATAAAATTAAGTTCAGGATATTATCCTGAATTTGCAGTAGAATTTTTTGAACAATTATTGTTAAGCGAATATGTTTGGATAGAAATTACAAAAACACAACAAACAACAAAAGTAGTTTTACCTTTTACAGTTATAAATTCCTCCATAGAAAAAAAGACATCTGTAAATAATAGATTAATAGAATATACAATGGAATTTGAAGAAGCAGCAGACTATATAAATAACATAAGATAACATAAGAATAACATAGGAATGCAAAAATTACAGTTATATATAGAAAGTAATAGGTTAGATTTATTTAAAGATGAATCTGTTTCTTTAACTGAAACAATACAAAATATTAAACAAATAGATAAAGTATTCACATCATTTTCAAAAACGTTTTCTGTTCCTGCAAGTCCTAATAATAATAAAATTTTTAAACATTATTATAATTTTGATATTGTAGGGGGTTATGATACAAGATTAAAAAAATCAGCTAGAATAGAATTAAATACGATACCTTTTAAAAGTGGACGTATTAAATTGGAAGGAGTTAGTCTAAAGAATAATTTAGCACATACTTATAAAATTACATTCTTTGGAAATACTGTTGAGTTACCCGACATTATTGGTGATGATAAACTAGGTTCATTAATTTTTGCAAGTTCCGATTATGATTTGAATTATGATTTTCAAACTATAAGAACGTATTTAATAAGTACACAAAATACAGGTAAATTAATTGTTCCTTTAATTACACACACGCAAAGACTTTTTTATAGTAGTGCGATATCATCTAATCCTGATAATATATTTTTTACAACTCAAAGAGAGCAAGGAGTTTTTTTTAATTCTTTAAAATTTGCAATTAGATTA